TGTTCAGTTGCTGCATCTTTAATCGTATTTGCATGTTCAGTTGCTGCATCTTTAATCGTATTTGCATGTTCAGTTGCTGCATCTTTCAAAGCATTAACATCTTTATTTATTTTATTAGACACCGTAGATAAATTACCTATATCATGTAATGGATTTTTTACGGCATTTATATTTATTTGTTCTGATATAGATTTACCTAATTGTGGTTTTGTTACTGAAGAAAGTATATTTGAACTACCTCCACTTACAGCTATAGGTTGACTATTATTTTGTACTATAGCATTTTCATCTTTTACTGTATCATCCGTAGGTAATTTAAGGTAATTGCTGAATCCATCAAATACTAGTTTACTAAGTTCACTTGCTGATATATCTTTATTTTTTGGATCTTCTACAATATCTTTTATTACTATCAATAATACATTTGTAAATATACTTTTACCAAGTATTTTTGATAATTCATGATCGTTATTTAAGCTATTATCTATATCCGATTTATTAGGATTTAGTATAATTAATAATAAACAGACGCATAGATAATCATTTGCATAAAATGATTTCATAGGCGGATACAAATGTTCTGCAAATTGTGAAGTTAAATCTTTTTGAAACTTTTCTTTAAAATCATCTGGATTTGGTTGTACATAATCTAAAAATGTTTTCACATGATTTAATATTTCTACTTTTGGATATCTTTTTTGTCCAGAATCATCATAATATTCTGTAGTACATATTTCGTAAACTAATGATTGTGCAAAATCTTTCCAAAATACATGTGGTATTTTACTAATAATACCTTCTACTACTTTTAATATTACACTCATTTTTATCCTTCTATATTTTTATGATATTATTTTTTATAAAATTGAATTGCGTATAAATATAAAGAATTATGAATACATATTATTTTATAATGCAATCTATAGCAACACCTAGTAAACTTTTATATACAGATAAAACTATTATAATAAAAAAACCACGTATTCATGAACAACATCCTACCAATGAAAATATATGTACTCGAAGTATTCCTACGTATTTAGGAAAATCGAAAACTCAAAAGAAAAAAAAAGCACTATCAAATGAAACAAAATCCAAATTATGGGAAATGTTTGATACAGATAAATCACATATTGCTAAATCGAATAATACAAATATAGAATGTATTTATGAAAATACAAATAATGAAAGCCATATAAATGATATATCGGATGCGTCATTGTTATTACTAGAAAACAAAGAAAGTGGATTATGTACATTATGTAATTCAATGCTTATAGTTATGGACGAAGGTTTTCCTACCTGTACAAATCCGGAATGTTCTGTCATATGTACAAATACTTTAGATTATTCTCCTGAATGGAGATTCTATGGTGCAGATGACAAAAATGGTTCTGATCCCACTAGGTGCGGTAACCCAATAAATCCTTTATTGATGGAATCTTCATTTGGATGTAAAGTATTACAAAAAACAAATCTTTCCCATGAAATGAAAAATATTTGCAAATGGATAGAATGGCAATCTATGCCACATAAAGAAAAATCGTTATATAATGAGTTTCAATTTATTACTATCATGGCACAAAACGCAGGTATTCCTAAAATACTTATCGATGACGCGATTTCAATACATAAGGATATATCTGAGCAAAAAATGTTCAGAGGATTGAACCGTGATGGAATAAAAGCCGCATCTATTTATATATCATGCAGGTTGAATGGATGTCCTAGAACTGCACATGAGATTGCTGAAATATTTCAATTGGATAAAACAAGTGCTACAAATGGTTGTTCTATGGCCGTGAATATATTACATAATATCGAAAGAAGCATTGATTCATCCCAGCAAACCGAATTGCAAATGACAACACCAAGTTCTTTTATAGAAAGGTATTGTAGTAAACTGAATATGAATGTAGAACTAACTACGTTATGTAAGTTTATTGCAAATAAATTAGAAACCAATGCAGTTATTACGGATAACACTCCTCATGCAATTGCGGCGGGAATTGTTTATTTTATATCTTATTATTGCAATCTTAATATTTCAAAAATAAATATAAAACAAATATCTGGAGTAAGTGATGTTACTATAAACAAATGTTTCAAAAAAATGGATGCAATTCGTACAACCTTATTACCACAATGTATAATTGATAAATATATATAAACTTGTTTATTCTATCGGTATATAATTGTTAACATCTGGTCATATGGAATAATATTTCATATGACAAGTGTATATTCTAAATTGTTTATTATTTATAGTATAGTTTTTATGACTTTATAGGTAATTCCAATTTCATTGTTATTTTCCCATACACCAGATATTTTTAAATAATAAGTATTCATATTATAATTTGCATTGTGTTCATTATATATTTTGAAACAACCGCTATACAATTGCGATGCTAATGATAATTTATTCGTTTTGTTAATATCATTTATACTTTTATATAAAGTTAAAATTGCTGTTTCAATTTCAGATAAACAGGTAATATATTGCAGATTTATAACATCATGTGGATAAAAATGCACAATAGACTTATATGACATACTATTATCATATGAATTATTTTGTAAAATATGTAAAATATGTTTTTCATCTATATTTGTATTTTGAAAATTGTTGTAATCATCTTTGTTACTAGTTGTACCGATGGATACAAGTTCTTTAATCGTTTTTTTACAATTATTTTTATGTTTAAGTGCAGTATTTAATTCCATTGTATAATTATCTTGTACCTGATTTGACTTATTTTCTGGGGTGGTTACTCTTTTCTCCACTGCTTCATCTAATACACATTTTGATATTTTATAACATTGCTTCTTTGTCTTAACCAAAAATGGTATAGTAAAATATAATCCATTCATTGTAAAATACTTAGTAGAATATAACAATTTAGTAAAACTACCGTCAATTACTGTATTTTTTTTCTTATCTAAAAAAAACACATTATGTATATTAAATGATAAACTATCCAACAAAATATTCATTATACTAAAATACTATCATGAATATCATTTATTATGTTTTATAAAATAATTATTGTATTATATCATTGGCATATTTCCTTTACGTATACGCCTATTATTATACATCAAACCGAACTTAGTATCGTATGGTTTAGAACCATTCCTAACATCATATTGTTTATAATGTTGTATAGATGGATTATATTCCGTATTAAACCAATTTACATTTACAAACCCGGTAGATTCATCAATAGTATATTGCAGGTTTTGTATAGAATATATGCCTTCATTTGTTCGTTTTAAAAAACGTTCATATTCCTTTTGATTTATATCACGTGTTAATGTAGTATTTTTTTGTATAATTTCTGGATCACCTACTTTGAAAAATATACTTCTATCAATTGTCATACCGATTCTTTGTACTCTATGTTGAAGAACATTGTCTTCATATCCCCATGCCCAATAGTTTGGAAATCCATGTATTTTTTCAAAATCTCCAGCTTTTATAGAAACAATACCGCCAAGTGTATATGTAAATCCAAAAAAATGTTTTACAATACCATGCCGCGTATTGTAATCAAACAAGTTTTTTTTACTAGGAATTGTATCTACGTCATTGAATATTAAGGTAATATTTTTATAGTCATTCGGGTATTTGTTTTTTACCATAATAAATCCAATATTTTTCATTGCACCTCTATTAAATACCCGATTATCCTTTTGATGTATATAATAGATCGCATAACTATCTTTAGGATAATCTTCTAACATATATGGCATATTTTCTTTAAAAAATGAAAGTTCAACTTCTCTATCTCTATATGGAACAATAAAAATAAGGGATGGAATTGTATTCACCGAAGAACCTATTTTGTCATTCGCATAATCTTCAGGAATATCGCCTTGTAGTATAGTAGGCTCGCATATAGTATTATCATTATTTTCTAGATTGAATGTAATATTTTCATATACAAGTTTATCTATTTCGGTTTCATTTTGTTGTGTTGTATTAACTGGTGGTTTTATTATATCAGTAAAATTATCTATTGTTATTTGGTTTACGCCTTCAGTTATATAAATACCTTCTATAGTGTCAACTTTAGCTAAACTTCCATCAATTCCAAAATTGTTTATTTCAGAAAAAACATCCATAGTAAACTATATATATTTAATATTGAATAAAAGATGGGATAAAACCTTATGTTTATATAGTATATAACTTATTTCAAAAATGGCAGACAATATTGATATTATTCCTGGTAGAGTAGCATTAAAACAACAAGCATTATTTTCTTGGAAAGGAAAAACATTTAATCAAATTACGTCTTCTTTACAGAAAAATACTTTTACCTTAAATCCGCGTGATATTAGAAATATATTCCATCCCACTCCCATTAAATTATACCGTAAAGAAATTGCATCTAAACCACTTACTACAAAAAGTTCTCGTGTTTCTGCAACAATTGGTTCTTTTGAAATACCAAACGGCTATTTAATAAGTAATGTTAAAACTGATACAAATGGTAAATGTATTGCTGAAACCAATATTGTTGATCAAATTGATATGAATGTCTTGAATAGTAAATATGAAACAGGTGGTTCAGTGCAATTATCAGAAAAACCATTAATATGTTTTTCTCAAGCTGATAATGCACGTAGAAGAGTAAGAAGCGGTGGTGCTTCTATTAAACAATATGATATAACGAATCGTAAAAAAAATTATTATACATCAAAACAACAACATTTGTATGATCGTAATCTTACCTATCATCAAAACCAATTCAAATATGCTGTGGCAGATTCACATGAGTGTGATGCTCCTACCGTAAAACCGAACAATCCTAGATTTAAAACACAAGGTGGAGTTACTGCTAGTGATTTAACTACTAGAGTGAAATATGAAGAAATTACAAATGCAGCAAGTGCTGCAAAAAATGTATATGGTGCAGCAACTGCAGATGCATTAGCATACGGAATAAGCGATGGAACATATACTATAAAGGATACAATAGGTTATCCTGTTACAAAAACTCCAGTTATAGATAAATATACTGGTAAACTAAAACAATGTATAAAATCCCAGATACATACTGTATAATGTATACTAATAGGCGTTAACGTCTGGTCATATGGAACAATATTCCATATGGCCAGCATATATGCTAGATTGTATTTTTTTGTCTGTGGGCAACAAAACATACAACTAGACATTAAATCCAGAATTATATTGTACATTATTCGTTAAACACCATTGGACGCATTTTTGTATATTATTTTGTATAATAGTATCGATTTTATCAGTTTGAGATTTTATATCAATCAAATACAATGTATAGTGTATATTTTCAATTTGCTGTTGACCAAATATTGAGTTACAATCTTCTAATTTTGTTAAAAAATGTAAAGGTATTTCTATGTTAGAAAAAAACCGTTTAATATGCATATTTGTTGGTATAGATAACATGGAAATAAATGTTGTTTTAATATATTCAAAAAATAATGAGGTATTTTCATACATAAATCCCTTACATACTATATATTTTTCAGAATTGGCATAACGACTGGTTTTCGGCTTTACTATATATACTTTTTTATAAAATGCCGATAACAAATATAACAAATCTATGGTAGATTCATTAAAACAGTCAAATACTTTTAATATAAAAGACCCGTTTTTTGCCTGTAAGCATAATGCAAAAGCGATTTGTGCAAATAGCAATCTTGCCATATTTTTTTCTTGATTATTAAAATCAATTGAAAAATCAAACCCTCCATCTGCTGTAATAATATCCATAGAAGATTCATATTTTTGTTTGCAAAACAAAAAATTATGTAATGATAATATATTTCCCGTTTTATCTTGTCCAGTTTCTATAATTATATTTTTATGGGTGTTTAAAAAATGAGAACTTTTTTTCCATGCAGGTATATTTTCATCATTATGGTCATCTAATAATGTCATACCTATATATTTATCGTCTTGTCTTTTTCTTGTATATACCAATGCTTCAATGAATCCGCCTGGACCTTCTGCCAAATGAAATGTTCGTATAGAATGATTTATTTTATCTAAATGAAATATATTTAATAATTCTATCATTTTGAAATACGATCTAGATAGTGGTTTATATTTTGCAATGCTCCTTTTTGTATGAGGTACATAGGAATGTATATATTCATATGGATTTGTATATTTTTTATAATTATCCCAGTCTATATTGTGTTGCTTTATACGTTCCTTTATATCAGATAAATAAAACTCTAATGATTCTGATATTTTTGCGGTTGAATTAGATGAAATATCTGGTATACATTGCAAATACCTATATATATCAGGACATGATTTAGGTAATTGAAAATAGGTCATATTACAATATTATAATAATTTTATTCACTGCATATAAATATAGAAAATGTTTATATCACTTTATAAACGATAATAGTTTATAATTTATGTCAAAAATATATATTTTTATTGTATAATGAATAATAAAAATATTATTGGATTATTATTTATATTTATAGTATTACAATTGTTTTTACATTTATATTTAGTAAACACTTCATATTTAGGTAAATATAACGAAGGACTTGAAAATGCAACTAATATAAACCCTCCTCAATTGAATATCATAAATCAATCACAAGGAAATCCGTTAGATTCTCAATTTATACAACTTGCAGATGGGACTACTATGTCTAGGTTTAATTATGATAAACTTGTTTCTATAATAAAAGATAATACCATACCAGTATCTTCTAAACTTAATCAAATATCTCAATTACAAATACATAATCCATCTATCAATGCGATTATTACCAATGCGAATAAAAATGTATTATTAACCCAGTCACAATTTAATGATATACGTTCGGCTATAGATAATTTGGCTTCATCTATAGGCACAATTATACAACAGTCTCAAACTATTTTGAATAAATCTCAATCCCAAATAAATACAATAACAACACATACGAATAATATATACCAAAACTCCAATAATTCAAATATAACTACATTACAAAATATTCAAAAACTATTACCGCAATAAAATATTACCAGACGTTAATGTCTATTTGTATGATTTGTTGCCCATGGGCAACAAAATATACAATCTAGAATATACGCTGGTCATATGTAATATTGTTCCATATGACCAGACGTTAATCTATATACGATTCTTCACTCAATTCGCTTGTACAATCTAAATACAATTCTTCCGGTTCAATTGGCGGCAATTCAAAGGCGGCTTTAATTTTTTTAGAACCAGTTTTTTTAGCAACTATTTTCTTTGCTTTAGGTTTCACAAAAATATTTTCATTTTCATCATCTTCATCGATTTCAGCATCTTCGTCGGCATCATCTTCTTCAGATTCTTCATCATCTACAACAAACCCATCTTTTACATATCCGTTTTTAGTTCTAGCAACTGGTCCGTCCATATCATCTTCTGTATCACACTCACTTTCACTATCTTCGTCACCTAAATCTTCAAACCCGCCAAATAATGTTTCATATATTTTTTTCCAAGATTCTTCAGTTAAATCTACATATACGTCCTTTTTAATTTTTGCAATCAAAACACAGCTACCAAAAAATAGTGTATTATCTACCGGCGGGGGAAAATCATATTTGTTTTCATGATTTGCCTTTCCGATAGTTTTTCCATATAAAGAAATCTCATATTGTTTTTTTTCATATTCAATATTCCATGTTGTATAACATTTAAATCCATCTACCGTTTTTAGACCCGCTTTTTTATACAATTCGGACTCTACTATTTTCTTAACCGATACCGATTTAATTGTACCAGTTTTATCAATTACTATAATCGATGGCATTTTATAAAAATAATATATTGTAAAGGTTACTATATATTTATATCATTTTATAAATTATTTTGCCGATTAACCGTAAATACAAATTCTACATCAATGTATAATTATATGTTAGAGTTACTTAAAATTATTTTTTTTTCCATTCTGTTTATCGCTATTGTTCATTATTTTTGGGAATATGTAAAGTCCAATTTTAGTAGTTATAAAACAAAGGATATAGTAAAAATACAAACTGAAAAATACGAGAACATTATAACTTCTATGTTAGAAAATCAGCATTCTAAAAAAACAGAAGAGGTCGATATAGATGAAATTGAAAATGATTTAGCACTGTTTTTAGACAAAACTTTGCAAAATAATATTTGAAGATTTTCATATTACGGTATGCATTTATATCCTTACTCAATACGACTCCTATTTAGATCTACTAAATAATATTTATGAAAAAGAATATAAAAAATATTTTGCATAATAAATTACATAATACTATAAATATCTATGCTTGCTGCTATTCCGTCGAATAAAGTACCTTTGCATAGATTTCCCAAGTTTGAACTTTCCTATGAAACCATTTCACATAAGAAAGTTCCATGCGTATATCAAGTAGAATTGGCTATTCCAGTGGGTAAAAAATATTTTATATGGTTTACATTTGAAGAAAAACGTAATATATGTCTTCTTATGGAACTTGGAAAAGATAAACGTATTGGTAAAATATCGGAAATTATTGTACCATTTTCTAAAGAACTTGCTTTTGGAACTGTTTTATACGGTACAATTGTACAACCTAATATTCAAACACCCACCGATAACAATTCAAGTAGCATACAAGTATTTATAATAGAGGATATTTTTTATTACAAAGGTATCGAAGTAAGAAATCATACATGGAATGAAAAACTAGGTGCTATAGATAATTTTTATAATGAAAATGCGGATATAAATAAAATAAATCAGCATACACAAATCCAAATTTTACTACCATTAATGTGGGAAACGACTGATAATACAAATATATCTAGTGGTGAATTGGTAGGACAGCAATTTTCAAAAGAGATTGAAGATAATACCAGAAAATCCTATATAAGTAATTGTGGTTATGCAATGCATCATATTCAATATCGAAGTTTAACTCAAGTTGTACCATATATTAATATGTCTGCAAAACAAAAACCGAACCTAAATGTCATGGAAGACAAGCAAAAAATAGCATTACAGACATATTCCCTATTTGAAATAGAACATCCTATGAATTATTCTAAGCCGCAATACAAATATACTACTGTATTTTTAGTTACTGCGGATATACAATATGATGTATATCATTTATGGGCATATGGGCAATATAAAAAACGTATATATTGTGGAGTTATGGGTATTCCAAATTATGAAAAAAGTGTTTTTATGAATGGATTATTTAGAAATATACGAGAAAATGAGAACCTGGATTATATTGAAGAAAGTGACGATGAAGAAGATTTTGAAAATGTAGATTTAGCAAAATATGTAAATATGGAAAAAACGGTGAATATAGAATGTGTATTTAATCGAAAGTTTCGAAAATGGATGCCAGTTTGCGTTGCACCTTCCAATGCAATGATAGTTCATATTAATAAATTGGCAAATGCATAGCCATATTATGAAACAATCTCAATAGTATATATAATATACTCTATAATCAAAATGAGTTTAATTCAAATGGGTGATTATTCTAAAGATGGAAATGCTGTAGGTGTGATTCCTAAACCATATGTCAATTTTTTATCTGGGAATTCTTATAATTATGCATCCAAAACAGGTGGTAGTAAGAAAAATCACAGAAAATATAAAACAAAAAAGATTCGTAAAAATAAACGTGCAAGGAAAACTCGTTATATCAGATAATTCATATATTATTCATACAATAGTAATATCATGTTTATACTATTTATAATTATGATATTTATACGCATACATCTTTTAGATATTATAAATCATCTAAACTGGTCATTGAAATCAAACATTTTTTTGATAAAAGAGAACTTTTTAATTCTTCAGCTTCCTCTGAACAATCTATAGGAGTTTGTTTTTGAGTAGGTTCAAATACTCGTTTCCATGTTTTATCCGTATCCCAATCAATAGACATATTTGTATATGCCTTACTATCTATTTGTCGAATACGATAATTACATTTTTTATAGAAACGTTTTCGCTGCGTCCATTGATTTTGGAATATATCATGATGGTCGATAATATCTACTATTATAGGGTTCTCATGTTTTACACGTAAAATACGACCAACTGATTGTACTATATCGGTTTTTGGAGTAACCATTACTAAGGTAGAAAGTGTTTTTATATCCAGTGCTTCGGCTGCCATAGCATATGTCGCCAATACAATTTGCATTGATTCAGTTGCTTGTAATGCTACTTGCTTCATTCCTCCTACATAATATCCGACTGTTGCAATATTTCGATGTATAATGGAATCATACAAATAGGTTAATAGTGACCGATTGTGTGCTAAAATCATGATTTGGTTCTCTGGATTTTCAGTTAACAAGTCGCCAATCACGCGTACAATGAAATCACTGCGAGGACCATATTCACATAATTTCGTAATCATGGTGCTGTACTTGGGCATTCCTCTAAAATCGTATTCTACTTCGTTAAACTCTGTATCATTTGTTAGATAGGTTATACCACGAACACAAACTGGATCTTCATCTTTTCTAGCTTCTGTATATATTTTTTTACCTATAAACATATATAATACTTTGGTCAATTGGTCTTTGCGGTCAACCGTCGCCGAAATACCCAACATGTAAGGTGTAATAATCTTTGTCAAGGTTTTGGAGAACTGTTCACTTCCAATACGATGAACTTCATCTATAATAGTAAGTCCAAAACTACTGAATGTATTTCCAGGATAATCCTTGTCATAAAGTGTTTGAATCATTCCTATAACAATATCTTTGTTCTCTATATCCATTACTTGAGCCTGTATTTTACCTACCCTGGCCCCGGGTAAGAACTCGGTAATTCTTTCTATCCATTGGTTCATTAAGAACTCTTTGTGAACTAATATAATGGTCTTTTTTTGTAATAATGAAATTATTTTTAGCCCCATAACAGTGTTATGGGTAACAGTGAAGTCTCCTAATACAAATCTACGATTTCCATCTATTTCAAACCCATAATAATCGTCTTCTGGTAATTCATGTATCTCAATGTCATAGGATAGATCATAGGTTTCATATATAGAAATATCACTATTAGTATGCAATATAACTTTATATCCACATGATCTGGAAATACTAACAATTTTATTGTATAAATCTGGGTTTTCGATGGAAATATGAAGGTTTCCATATTTTTGAATAATATCTCTTATGTAATCTAGATTAGTCTTATTTTTACAATCATTTATATAAATAGGAACTCTGAACCCTTTCCATTTTTTTTCTTTATAGGTTGATAAATAATCTGCAACAGAAATATCAACTGTAGCATGTGATTTAGGCTCTCTCAAAGATAATATATGACTAGCATTTACAGTATATGAAACATCTACATTTGGAGAACTTAGGTCTTTTACTTTGTACATTGTTTCTCTACCCCTAGCTAATGTGATAACATTTCTTGGCGTAGAATCATCTCCCATCAATATATCTCCTACAACAATGTCTTGAACCATTTTTATTGTTCCATCATACATTAGTACTGGTGTATTTTTACCTAAACATTTACCTCTCCCACACGGAACCTCCAATATACCTCCCCCACCAGTTTGCATCGATCCCTCGCAAAGCGGAGTGTTTACATGATTTGTATAGACCCCTATGATTTTTTCTTGATAATCTCGTATGGTTTTGGAGAACTCGAGTGAAATATCATCACCTCTATCTATGTCAGTTTTCATAGGCAATCCATATCGTTCAACCCCATAAAATCTAGGCAAATATATTTTTTTATCATTTTCTCTATAAACCGGAAAGGCAGTTTCTTCTGGTGAGGCAACTCCATAGGTTGCACCTTTAACTTCTGGTTTTACAAATAAATCCTTGTATAAAAAGGCTAAATCATCTGGATGTAAATATTCTTTAGGAATGGTATACCCCTTTTTACCTAAATGACCATGTTCTCGAATAATTGATTTATATTCATCGGTTAAAACAAAATCATTTGGAGGAGAACCTGCATTATTTTCACTAGGTTTTGCTTTTTTTTTTGCGGCAGCAGCAAACGCAATTTTTCTACGGATAAACGCATTGTGAGATTTCATATATATATTTATGAGTATGAATATTATAATACAAATTGTTATAGATAATTGTCTTTATTACATTTAGCAAAGCTTGTATTCAATTTTTCACTTTTTTCGAAATAAAAATATATAAATCTATGGTATAGATGAAAATACCTGAATCTTTAATGGCTATGTCTTCGGTAGAAGTAATACTGTTAGTGTTATTTGTAATATATATTGTTTTTCCTTTTAAAACTGCTAACTATTTACTACCAGTAGTAAACTCTATGGTTGGAATTATACTATTGTTTTGTGCAACTGTTATTATGTTCTCTTATACGAATCCTATAGTAGGGGTAGTATTTTTATTTGTACTATATGAGTTAATTCGTAGAAGTAGCGAAACATACGGAAATGCCAATGCTATTATAATGGAATATACACCTTCTCAGCAAAATAAAGATAATTCATTGAAACAAATGAACCCTGCTAAAAATGTACCTACCGTGGAAGAAGAAGTAATTGCACAGAGAGCACCGATTAATGCAGTACCGGTAACTGAACTCGTACAAACTTCATTTAAACCAGTTGCTGAACCAATAAAAGGAGGATCATCCTACAACAGTATGTAAATAAAGTATAAACTATAAACTACAAACGTAATATAAATATAGTATAAAAAATAGTATATTTATATGAGATAACACATAATTCGTATTATATTATTTTATAAAATTATGGCACTATTGCAAATGCCCATAATAAAAATAATAATCCATAAATACAACCAAATGACATTATTAAATTGATAAGATTTTTAGTATACCCATGTTTTTTCTTTTCATTCGCCTTTACTTTTTTATCATTTGGTAATGTAAAGGAAACTGTCGATAATACAACAATGAGTATTCCATATAATATTAGAAAAATAAAAAAACGTGTTGGTGTATTACCATCCGTAATGAGCCATGAACGACTTCCATTCCACAGTTTTCTAATAATATGTTCATAAAAATCTTGAATTGCGGGTACAAAACTAAAATCACCAAACTCTGTATCTGGGTCTGAAATACTTCTTGAAAAACTAATAGACATTGCAGAAAGACCTAAAAATAATGTTAAAAAACTACCTGTCCACATTTCATTTGTATCATACTGCATTCCGTTGAATAGTAATGTGAATGCTAATACTATTAAAAATATGCATAATACAACGGTAGCAGTAGTTAAATTACTCGAATTGGTTATATGATTGGATATGAGTTTAGAAAATATTATAGGAGACATAATAAATGAACTTATTATAGCAATTGCACTAACAGTAATAGCAGAACCTATCATAGCTTGATTTAGATTCGCTTTTTGTGCATTGTCCATTAAATATACACCGGTTTCTTTTCCTACGGTTTTTTTACCAGTAGGGTCATCTATATCAACAAGCTGACAGTCTAATAAGTTTGCATTATCATTTGTAGTATTACGAGTCGCATTTTTAGCAACGTATCCTTCATCGATACCTTCCTCGTTGCCTTCACCAATAAATCCTTCTATTTGCGTGATATTTTCCGGAATAATATTATAGTTTCCATCTACTGGATATAACGAAAATAAACTATTTGGTATAGTGATATAATTTGAAAAATCCACTTCTAAAACCGGAATTGGGTTCGTAAAAATAATTACGGTATCAATACCACTTTTATAAATAATTTTTCTCTGTTTTTTTTCAATTCTAGGATTCAAATCTATATTCATTGTTGTATAGTGGATTGGTGGTTTATTTGATGTTGCAATTATTTTATCCATTTCACTCTCTGGTTCATTTGAAAAATAGGTATTCGACAGTAGAAAACACAAATATAATTTACTTGAATTATTTGTAGTAGGTCGCAATTCAATCACCATTTCCGCATCATAAGTTGTATCTAATATAATGTTATGACTTGCTTTAAAAATATATAGATTCGTACATTTGTAATGTTTCGTATTTATATTTTCAAAATAAGTTGCATTAGGACGCATAGTGGCACTTGGCATAAAATATGGTATTTGAATATATTTACCATTTAGTGGAGTATGTTTAAATAAATGTAAATATAAAATGGCTGTATATAAATCGAATCGAATATTTTGCGTAGTATCGATAAGTGTATCATCATTTATATTAAATTGTTGGTCAGATGACATTATATAATATTCTATATTATATAATTCGACTATTATTTGCTAAACTATTTTCAAGTCTAGGTACATCTATAATGTAAATATGTTTGAATGGTGAGATTATGGTAGAAATTATATGATGATTTTTCTAAAGATATGGAATATAGGAAAGATTATTATTGTCATATAAAGTTACAGTAAATGTGGTTTTATATCCTTCAACATATACATTTTCGCCATTTTGTATATCATCACATCCATATTCGCCGCTACAACTACGTCCATTTTTACGAATGGGTAATTTTGCGTTAATACTACCAATTCCGTTTGCTACAGTATAATATTGCCAGTTACTTCTACCGGTCATAGTGCGTCTACCCATGAGTGGCAAAATAAGGCCATCAGATTGAGATGAGGTTGGTGTAAGAATACCGACTTGTTCATAACTCATTCCTGTTCCCCTAGTTTCAATATTAATAGGAATACCTCCTCGAATATCTCCACCATACATTTTTGGAAAGAAATAGCCATCGTCTTTTACTGGTGGATAATAAGGGTCGTTTAATGGAGGATTCACCCGAGCCGAAATACTTGCTAAAGCTGGTTGCTGAACAATGACAATTTTGTCTTTTTTTTCGGTAGTATATGTTCCCTCTTTTTTATTTTGAGAATAAATAACATAAGATACTAAAAAAATCACAATTACTAATATCAAAAAGGTCATGTTTTCAATACATATAACCCCCGGTATGCATTTTTTTGGCATGATGGTATAAATAGTATATAATAATAGTATATAATAGTCTATAAAATAGTATATATTATCATACATTAATGTCTAGTTGTATGATTTGTTTCCCATGGGCAACAAAATCTACAATATAGAATATACGCTGGTCATATTGATTAATGATCCATATGACCAGCGTTAACGTACAGATTCGAAAGATTGTACATATTATTTTTATCCAGTTAATCTTTCGAATTTAAAATGAAAACTCCAGTCATAATCATAAATATTAGGAAAATCATCGCAACAACAACTGTAGCATTTTTTATTTATAGAATCACTGTAATGAATCAAATGAAATCCAGTCAAGTTTTTAAATATACAATCAATCTCTTCTATATAATCCCATATCATATTTTCTATCTTTTGTAAATTAAATAACCAGAAAATAAACCCTATTGGTAAATACAATGTTTTACCTATTACATCTAAAAAATACCATCCAAAACAATTATTTAAATTCGCAATAAAATTAACCGCACATTTAATATTACAACCAATTACTTTGAATACCCTTGTTAAAAAACCACCTATATTACTAAAAACACGTTGAAAGAAGTTATTAATTTCATTAAAAAAATCACCGATAGCTGTAAACCAATCAGCCATTTTATTAAATCCATCTTTTACCTTATCAAATCCATCTTTCATTTGGTTTCCTAATTTATTGAACCAATCTGCCGCATCATCGCCTGCTTTTTTAAATGCATCACCTGCACCCAATGGATCCCAATCAATACCTTCTTGCATATTTTCAAGTGTTCTTTTTCTTTTTATTTTTTTACCGTTTCGAGTAGCCACTATAGGTCCCCCTTGAAATCCTTCTTGAACAGTAGAACAAAATTGTTGGAATATTGTGGTTCCTATAATAACAATAAATAAAATAATGATAATAATAGTAGTAACTATCGTTTTGTTACTCATAAATGTATAATATATACATAATGCACATATTATATAGAATATTTATTACTAAAATGTACTGTATTTCATATGAGAATCGGATAATTATGCTGATGGTAATGTTTTACAGACATGTTCAATAGAATAGACGGTTTACTAGAAAAATTGCATAGGATACTGTTATTTCTTTTCACATGTAAAGTTTGAATTACACATATACCCTTTTTCACAATCTGAATCACCTGCACATGGATGGTCATCTATTTCTTCAAGTCCTTCTATTTCTTCATGTTCTTCAAGACCCTCTTTTTCATCATGTTCATCTTCTTGTTCTTTTTCATATTTACCGGCTAATCCTTCTTTATGTTTTTTATTTTTAATACCTTCCTTTTTATTTGGTTTAACGGTTTTGTTTTTACTATCTCCCTTATTATCTTCTTTGTTTGTCATACCTTCTACTGCAATTCTAATACCTGATTTTACAATATTTGAAACAACCAGTGCAATAACTAACACTACAATCATATTTTTACTAAAATTGGAAGTTAAATAGCCAATTAATAAAAATATAGCTACATGTAGCAAATCTCCACTAAACAACCAAGATAAAATATTTATAATACATACACCAAACACTGCATATAAAACATATTTATTATATAACAAACTGCGACCAGACCCATTGGCAGAAACATTTTTCACAGCTTTATTAAAAGCATTTTGTATAGAAGATTTTGTTTTTTTTAATTGCATTATATATTATAATAGGATAATATCATTATCTATAATATTGGATTTATTATAATAAAACTCCTAAATATTGGTGTTATATTATACTATTGTGTATGAATATCTAATGTATTATTTTATAGGTATATTTGCATCATCTATGTAATTAACTGGTATTTCGCCACTATAAATATCTAATACTTCTTTCACAACTTCTTCGCGTTGAATATCATTTTTATCAAACTCAAAACTGGAAATACTAGAAGATCTGCGACCTTTGAACTTATTTAAAAAATCGTCCATACCATTCACTTCACCTGCCCTGTCATTTTGTTCTAAATCACCTGTTATTACCAATCTACTATTTTCACCTAAACGCGTCAACAACATTTTCATTTGAGCAATTGTGGAGTTTTGCATTTCGTCTGCAACAATCCATGCATTTTTAAATGTTCTCCCTCGCATAAATCCAAGAGGTGCTATCTCTATTATTTTTTCTTCCATCAATTCTTGAACATCTTTAGGTGATAAAAACGTATATAAAACATCATATATAGGTCTAACCCAAGGTGCCATTTTTTCTTCTAATGTTCCAGGTAAAAACCCTAATTCTTCGTCAACAGTAACAGATGGACGCGTAAACACCAATTTTTCGTATGTACCTAATAAAAAGTTTTTTACACCAAACTCTGTTGCAAACAATGTTTTACCAGTTCCTGCAGGACCACTTGCCACTATTATTTTGCACAATTTGTTTTTCAAGGTGGAAACATATTGTTCTTGATGATGATTTTTGGGTTTTGTAAATCTATTTTCAAATAGTGTTTTTTCATTTGCAGATAAATAGTGGAAGTTTTCATATAATTTCTTTTGTTTTGACAAACTGGGTTTTAAATAATCATTTTCTGAAATATATTCATTCATGATTTCTTTCTCAGTTTGCTTTTTTGATTTTCGGCCTCTGCGTTTAATTGTAGAGTCACCTAAATCGTCTAAACTATTCATTTTATATTATTCTATTATTTTTATTTTTATATTATATTGTTTTGAATACAATGTATCTGAAATAATATGTATAATTATGTGTTTTGTTCATTGTATAATAAAACTAAATGTTTGTTTTCATAATACTCGATGTTGTGCATATTGGTATTTACTATATGTATAATATCTTGATTTTGTAATAATATTTGCCGATTTATTATTCGAATTATATTCGTTTTTAATCTGCAATTGTTTGTATAATAATTACAAACAATGCTGTGAAATACATAGGCTCGTAAAAACTCTCCCTGTTGATTTTCTTCCTTTTCAAAATACTTATCGAACCAATTCAAAATATTGGTTGCAAAATCGGTTCTATTATGGTTCATACATTTGTTTAATCCTGTGAATACCAAATATATAGAATGTATTGGTTCCATATAATTGGATATGATTCCTTCATAATCCCCATAAAAAAGATCAAACCAATCGGCATTTTCTCTTTGTACCATTGTCATAACTGCTTCGTCTACTTGCCACCAATCTTCTGAGTACAATTGTGAGGTTTTTGCTTTAAATGCCTCAATATATTTTCGTAAATAATATTCATTTCCTGAAAATAGTCCGCCTGCCATATGATGATATATGTTATGAAAAATATCGCGGTTTTCACCATGGTCAACAAATGGGTTGATACATAATTGTTTGATTTTATCCGGAACTGCTAATATCCATTCGTGGATTTTTTCTGTATTTTTGGCAACATGATTAATACCAAAGTCCATCCATATAAAATGAGAACTCTGGAAAGGATTATCGTCGATTGCTTTTTCTATACAGTGAAATTTGTTATTGTTTAATATAACATATAGTGGTGTTTCATGTTTTAAATCGCCATTATAAATAGGATATAACTTTTGTAATTCGGTTATACGATCTAGATCTTTATAAAAATAGGTATTTTGGAAAGGTTCTTTACATATATAGGTTTTATTTTGGAAAGATTCTCTTTCAGTGGTTATAAAGTGGCATAATTCTTCGTCATCGGGTTCTATAAATATCATAATTGGATAGGGTAGTTTTAATATAAACTGTTTTGCTATTTCTAGATAAGCTTCCCTTTGACGATTGTCTTGAGGGGCACTTTTTTCCCATTGTCGAATATTGTAAAAAGATGTTACTATAGTAGGAAATCTGTTCATTTGTATAACATGTATTCAAAAGTATTTTTATATTTATTCTTTCATTGTTAATATCTGGTGATATGGATATTTAATCCATATGACGTATGATGCTGTATCTAGGTAGTATAATGCCGGTGTGAATCAGTCCCTACGTCCAGACGTTAATAATCTTTTCCAGCGATTTGCATAAAGTTGGTTATTGGCATTCATATATTCCCATATAACAGTTTTTTTACTTTCAAAGTCGACGGTTCTCCATTTTTCTCCTAAATCTTCCCAGCTATCAAAAAAAACAAACATATCGGCCAATTCTGGTTGGTACCATTCTGCTAAAGAAATACTTTTCATAACGATTTCTTTCTCTTTTTTTACATATTCCCAATTTTGCTGATATTCTTCCCAAAAATACCAATGATTTTCAAATACTAATTGTTCTAAAAAGGTTTGAGAAGGTATACAATATACTATGCAATATCCTAGGTTCTCCCATAGAGATTGTATATTAGATTGGTATGGTAAGTGAATAATAGCCTTGTATTCTGCAATATGAGAAGTATCTCTGTATTTTGTATGTCCAGGTCCAAATATATCATATTCAACTCCTTGGTTTGAAAGTGTTTCTCCATAAAAATAAATGGGGGTACCTCTAGCATGCAAAAATGCCTTTTGATTTTTGGATACCATTGGTTCTCTAAGTGGTGGAGTAAGACGAATAATATCTTGATAATAAAATTGTATATCTTCTAATTTACAGTAATATTGATCATAACGATTATCTGCACAAAATGTAACACGTGGATGTTTAGACCAAGTTCTATATAAATCAATAAAATAGGGGTAATCTGGATGATTTTTGGAGAACAATCCCCAATCAAACCGGTTCGTCACATAAATGATAATATGTAGAGAATGTTTATCCATATTTTGTAAAAATGGTCTTGCATATAAAGTAATATCGGTAATGATTACAGTGTCAAAATCATTCGAAATAGATGCATAGTGATTCCATAGTATATTTGCATAATCAGAGTTTATATGTAATGGCAATGGATATTTTATAGTTGAAAGCTTAGCAGGTTCTCCTAATAATTTGAAAATATTGTTTATATTTGCAATTGTACCAATATGATTGGTTATATGTAATGTTCTGTTCATATGATATAATTGAATGAAATATATATTTTTGTTTATATAGTTTGAATATTTTCTGTATATTCCAATAAATAAAATAGTTTAGATATTAAAAAATAAGGAAAGTTTTTATCAATTAATTCATCTTGCGGAATTGTACCAAACCATATACTAGTAAAAAATGGTATATAACAAATTGCATCGTATATATCTTTTTCATATTCGGAAATAGAGTAGTCTATCACTTTGTATTCTACTATTTTTTTGTAATAATACTCTTTACATAAATGAAATATAGACATAATATTAGAAATATCAAAACTTTCTATAATAAAAAAAACTAAATCCTGAATGCCTTTTCCTATAGCACAATGTTGCCAATCTATAAAATATGGTTCACATCCATTTTCCAAATCATAAAAAATATTTGGTGATTTTATATCTCCATGAATGAATGTAAGGTGTTTTCCTGTAGAAAACCGTTTCTGTACATTTGGAAAATCTATGAATACTTTTTCACATATATTCATCTGTCTTTGAGAAAAAATATGGAACCATTTACTCTTAAATAATTGATATTTTTCTATAATAAAATCAGGGATGAAAGGATGAAAACATGGGTCCATACTATTTTTTAAGTTTGGAAATAATGCTTTTAGAGGTTTATTCCAAAAACGTGCATGCATTCTTGCCATTCTATCTACAATTTTCAATGTTACATCGATACTTTCGATATTCAAATTCAAATTAATATGATATTTTTTTGAAAATAAGTTTTCTAAAACGATACCACTTTTATGAAATTCATCATCTAATAACAAATTATAATATTTTGGTATATTAACATTTACAAAAGTAGAAATATTTGTGTAAAAATAATATTCTCGTTCATATAAATCTAATTGGATTGCCATTTTGGATAAAACATTTTGACTAGTATTTTCATACTTTACTATTTGCGAATATTTATTACCATTGGAGGTTTCTATTATAACATTTACTACATCTGCAATAAATCCGATTTTTAATTTCGAATTATCGATAATTACATTCATGATACTTTCAATAGGGGTATATTCTTTTATTTTTTTTATCAAATTATTTTCTATATTTTTATTTTGTATAGATGGTTTGTTTGTGGTAATATGAATAATGTCATTTGGAGTCAACCCCAAAAAGTTTGATACTGTCATATCTGCTCCAATTGAATACAATGTAGTTTTATTATAAATTGTTTCTATTCCAATGAGTAAATCTGGGTTTACACCTTTACCACTTAATATACCAGATTTGGAGTCTTCAAATATAAAATATTTGGATTTATTATTATTATATTTTTGTAATGCTTTTATATAAGGTTCTGGTTCTGGTTTTCCATTTTTACAATCTTCCCAAGTTATTAAAAAATCAATATAGTTTTCAATATGAATGTATTTCATTATTTTATCTGCAACTGTTCTATTGCAATTTGTAACTATACATGCCTTGTGCCCAAGTATTGTTATTTCTGAAAGAAAATTATGCAATCCTTCTATTACCTTTAGTTTATTTATGCTTTCTATAAATAATTTATCTTTCATAGCAGATAAGTCGGATAGGGATATAGATATATTTTTCAATAACGTCATCAATACATATCTATCATTGGTTCCTTCTATAAATTGTGAAAATATTTCCTTCGTCAAATAAATATTGTACGTATTCAATATTTTTGACCATACATCAAAATAAATATCGTCAGTAATTACCATTGTTCCATCTAAATCAAACAAAAATAATGCAGTATTTCTAATATAATTATCTAGCTCTTTAGGAGTTCCAAGAGAAAACACATGATTCGCGTTTAATTCATAACCTTTGAATAATATTCCAGTTTTTATCATTTCAGATATAACACAAGAAGTATATGGTTCGTTATTAAATGTAATATTCATATCAAGTATATATTTACAAAACCAGAATAATTCATTTATTTGCGTGAAAGCATATGCACCTGTGTTTGCATTATTTGATATTTTTATCTTTTCTTGTATATTAGTAATGAATGCATCTTTATTAATATCTATATACGAATATATTGGCATTGAATCTTGATTTTTTTTATAAAAAACTATATTGTATTGTGAATTACGAAATATACTTACAATATCGTCAGTGTAAAAAGTATCACAATCTAATAATATGCATTTTTTATGGTATTTATATTCTTGTATTATAGTATTCAACCCTATATATAAAGTTTCGACAGCACCTTTTGTATTTCCTATCGGAATTAAATGTATAAAGGGATATTTATTTTTTATGTAGTTATAAAAATCGAACTCATCTAGATAAATGTTGTAAATAATAAACACATTATCAGTTTTTTCTAGTATTAAATTATCTAATACATGTTCAATCATAGACTTATTAAAAACTGGTATCAATGGTTTTGGGTTATTATACCCACTATTTAAAAATCTTTCTCCTTTTCCACCTAATGGAATGATTATATTCATAAATAGTATATTAAAATAATTATATTTGAATATTTATATTCATTGAAAATATATATTATAATATATTTAATACATATATTATAATTATGAAAATAAAAATTAATCGGCGTTTTAAATGTCCAAAGGTGTAAAAGCGTTACAACTTATAAAAGATATTTAATTATTATTCAAAATATAATACCGAAATCGGTAATAATGCATTATTTTATGTATTTTTAGATTCTATTTTTGTAAGGTATTCTTGATAATACTCACGCATTTTTTTAATTTTATCTGGATCTGTATACGCTTTGTAGTAACTTGGACTAAAATCAAACACTTTTACACCTGGTTTTCCAAATAATTTGTTGACTTCTGAAATATCGAGAACGCCTTCTCGTTGCATCTCTTCACATTCAATGATACTTTGACCAGCTCCCATTTTTGTAAAAAAAAGTATAATTTAATAATATTCAATAAACGTAAAATGTATTTCAATTTTCTCTAGCTTTTTCAAAAGGTGGAGAAAAAAAAGTCATCATATTTTCTCTAATAAATGGAGGTTTAGGGGTTATAGTTCCATATCATGTATTTATATATAGAATGTATTATTTTTATAAGTAGGTGATTACTCTACACATACATAGACAAGAAAGATTGGTTTTGAGGTTCGTCATTTTTAATAAACTTGTCTACGATTTGACGTGTTACTGTGAAGGGAAATTGTACATCGATATCTATATCTTTCATAAATATTTTATCACCTGGTTTCATCAACCGGAACAGATTCAATTTCGTATGAATAATTTCCAAACATCTCTTCAAATTACGTACACCTGCTTCTCCCTTAGTCAAGGGTTGACTTCCTGCAATATATTGAATGACATCGTCAGGAATAATGACATCTCCTTCAACAAATCCTACTTGTTCGCGGATTTTTGGCAACATGTAATTTTTAGCAATAGTAACTTTTTCTTTGGATTCATATCCCTTGGTTTGAATGCGATACATACGGTCTTTCAAAATTGGATTGACGCGACTTTCATCATTATAGCTGAATATGAAGAGACATTTGCTCAAATCAAAACTTATTTCCGAGAAATACTTGTCATGAAACTCGCTATTTTGCGATGTATCAGTCAAATGTGTCAAAATACCCACAATTTCTTCACCCCTGGGGGTTTCACTGATTTTATCCAATTCGTCAAAGTATATGACCGGATTCATACATTTTGATTCGATCAATATCTGTACAATTCTCCCCCAAGTACTACCTTCATATGTATAGGAATGCCCCTCTAAAAAACTACTATCTCCGGTTCCACCCAATGCAATAAATGCAAACTCTCTACCCAATATTTTACTAATGCCTTCCTTGACTAAAGATGTCTTACCTGTTCCAGGAGGACCCTTGATTGCAATTGCCGTTCCCATAGCGGATGGATTCGAAATCCACTGTCCAACCATCTGCATAATTTGCATTTTGGCATCGTCTAATCCATATACGCAATTATCCAAAATGGTTTTTGCATTTCCCATAAAGTCGTGACAGATATCAATACCATCCTTTATAGATACAGAAAGAGATTTGTTCATGTTGAATGGAATCTTCATGAATGTATCTACCCAATTTTTGATTTTGTAATATTCATTATCACCTGGTTCCAACATTTTCAAAGCATTTAACTTCTGCATGGCAATTGCCTTGAACTTTGCTGGAATATCGGATTGCAATAATGCCAATCGATATGGTTTCTCAATATGAATATGGTCATTTACGCGTTTCATCTCTTTCATGATACGTATTTGTTCCTTATTCGACAAATGTTTCTTGAAATAATCCAATTCGTCGGTACGCTTGCGGTCCTTATGTATCAATTTATAATACGATTTTGTATTTTTGGAACGGGTAGTTTTTACCAATTCGCGAATAGCTTCATTGCATTCTGCTATAGCATTTTTTACAATTTTATTATTGGGTTTCTTGTGTAATTTTTCCATCAATTGTTTTTTCAATTCCTGTAATTCGGTATATTCTTCACCTGCGTCAAACTCCGCTTCTTCTTCGGGTTGAAGCTTTTTCTTAGATGATTTGGTAGGCTTTTCAGGTGATGATTTAGATTTAGATGATTTGGATTTTTTTGTTTTTTCAGGTTCAACATCTTCTTTAGGCATTTCTACTCTCTCATATTGCTCTTTCATAAACGTTTCTTCATCTTCACTATTACATTCTTCGTCTTCGCTTTCCAAACTTTCTCCATCCTCGTAATCTTCATCATAATCTTCATCATAATCTTCGGGTTGACCTCCAATAGAGAATATAATATTTACTTTATTCTTTTTAGATTTATCCTTAGAATCAATAGTTGAAGCATCGGATTCTGACTCAGAAGCAGACTCAGATACAGACGCTTCATCATAAGAGTCTTCTGATCCAATTGTTTCTTCATGATCTTCGGAGTCACTTTCTGATTCAGATTCAATTATTTTTTTAGAATGTTTTTTAGATTTTGATTTAGTAGGCGACTCCGACTTTCTCTGTTTGGTATTTTTATTATTATTATTATTATTATTATGTTTATTTGTTTTTGTGACAGATTTACTACTTTTCTTTGATTTACCTTCTGGTTTTGAAACACTTTCGTCATCGGATACTTTTTGCTTCAAATATTTAGATGGAAAGAACTTTAATAACGTTTTACGAAACTTCTTTGCATCAAAAGGTTCTTCTTCTGATTCTTTTTCCGAAGAACTACTTTCAGTGTCATTTTCTGGTTCCGATTTATGTTTCTTTGGTTTAGGTGTATAGGTAGAATCGGTTTCCGAAACAGTTTCATATTCAGATGAAACGTCCGATTCAAATAATTCTTCATAATCATCTGATTCAGAATCAGAATCCTTATTTTTTCTTAAACGTTTTTTTTTATCATTACGCAATGCAGATTTACGGTTAGATTTATTATCGGCTTTAGGAGGCATTATAGTATGAATGTAATAAATATAATAAAATAGTATAGAAAGAACGGTTTATATAACTTTGTAAAATATAGTTTCCATTTTTATTTTTGGTTTATTTCAATTTTTTGATATTTATTTTTGTAGTTTGCAAAAAATTGATTCTATTATTAATAACTAATAATAATATAAATATTGTATATACTATTATTATAGCAACATGACAACTTATCAACAAGAATCAAAAATGAGCATGCATGTTAATGCATCCAAAATCATTGGTGTTCAATTTAGTATGTTGTCTCCTGAAGAAATACGTAAAAACTCGGTTGCGGAAATTACTTCTAGAGATACCTATATAAATAATAAACCGGTTATCGGTGGTCTCTTTGATCCTCGAATGGGAGTTTTGGAAATGGGTCTTATTTGTCCAACCGACGGACTCACATATATTGACACACCTGGATATTTTGGACATATTGAAATGGCTCGCCCAGTTCTCTTTATTCAACATTTAAAAGAAATTATGAAAATATGTGGATGTATCTGTTTTAAATGCAGTAAATTGAGAATTAACAAAGGGCAACATCGCCATATTGAAAATATGTCTTCAAGTGATAGATGGGAATATGTTTCGAAATTGGCCGCAAAAGTAAAACGTTGTGGAGAACAAACGGATGATGGGTGTGGATGCAAACAACCTGACAAGATCAAATTGGAAGGTATGGCAAATATCAGTGCAGTATGGGAAAAAATGGATGCCGGAGAAGATGGTGATAAAAAAATTAGTATCCGCTTGACTCCTGAAATTATTCTCAAAATGTTCAAGCGTATTTCAGATGAAGATGTACACTTTATGGGATTCAATCCTACTTGGTCACGCCCGGAATGGATGATTTGTCAAGTATTGCCAGTTCCTCCTCCGGCAGTTAGACCATCGGTAAAACATGATGCACAACAGAGAAGTGAAGATGATTTGACATTTATTTATAGTAATATTATCAAAACAAATAATGATTTAATCACAAAGATAAATGATAATGCGAATCCGAGTGTCATTGAAGGTCTTACCAACATTTTGCAATACTTTGTTGCAATGATTGTGAACAACAAAGTAAAGGGGTCGGTGCCATTGCAGCAGCGTTCTGGTAGACCACTGCAATGTATCATGGGAAGATTGAACAGTAAAAATGGTCGTATTCGCGGTAATCTCATGGGCAAAAGAGTTGATTATAGTGCACGTTCTGTTATTACTGGTGATCCCAATCTATCTATTCGTCAATTGGGTGTTCCAAAAAAAATCGCAACTAATATTACAAAGCCAGTAGTAGTGAATGATATCAATCGAGCATTCTTGACGCAGTTGGTGAAAAACGGACCTGATGTATATCCGGGTGCGAAAAATGTCGAACGTAAAAATGGTGTCAGAGTATCTCTTAGATATGTGGACCGTGAAAATGTGACTTTGCATAATGGTGACATTGTCCATCGTCACATGATGGATGGTGACGCAGTTTTGTTTAATCGTCAACCGTCTTTGCATAGAATGTCCATGATGTGTCATATTGTAAAGGTCATGGAGAAAGGAGATACATTCCGCATGAATGTTGCTGACACGAAACCGTACAATGCTGACTTCGATAAACGCTCTGTCGAAAACATGGGGCGTTAAAAACGTGCTACCCCATAGTTGTAATACTTGAAAAGTAGTTAAAGTCAAATGCCTAATACAATTATAATAATTATATATAAATATCTAATATATTACTAGATATGGTTCTACAAATCGACCTCAAACATACTATTTTAATAGATAGTACACATAGATATGTCGAAATATACAAAATTACCAATACTGTAAATAATAAAATATATATAGGTCAAGCGGTCTCACATATTCTTAATCATAAAAAATATAGGCCTTATGGAATGGAAGGTCGGTTTAAAACTCATATAAGCGAGGCGTATTCAGATAAAAAATGTCAATGTTTCTACTTGAACAATGCTATACGAAAATATGGCAAGGATATGTTTACAGTAGAATTATTACATTCATGTGAAATAGAAGATGCCGATCGATTCGAAACGGAAGAAATTGATAAGCATTCTTCTCTTTTCCCATTTGGATACAATTTGAAAACGGGTGGTAAATCGTTTCGACCAACCGAGGAAAGTCGAAAAAGAGTATCCAATGGAGTTATCGAATATTTTAAAGACAAAAAATTATGTAGATTCAAGGATATTCATATTGATGATTCCATTGATATAGATAATTATGTGAGACCGTTAAACCGAAATAACATTCAATATGGATGGTATGTATATATAAATAGAAAGAAGGCAGATTTTGGAGGAAGTTGTATAACCTTAGAAGATAGTAAACAAATGGCATTTGACTTTATACGAAAATTACAAGAATTACAGCGAAACACCTTGATGCGGGGAGTCCCTTAGAGCCTCTACTACTAAGTCTATGATGGAAACACATAGATGGCCGAGATTGGAACTCGGGTATAGTAATAATGTAGAGGATTGGGTAATCCGCAGTGTAACTTCCTAATGTCGCTATGGTAGACTATGGAAGGCATTCAGAGACTGAACGGGTGTTGGTAAACGATGAAGGACTAGCCATCCAGAGTTTGCTTAAGATACAGTCCGACCCCTTTGGAAACATTGGGGATTCGTCGGGAGATGAAATGAATATGCACATGCCACAAAACGTATTGGCAGAAACAGAATTAAGACATTTAGCCGCTATTCCGTGGCAATTGGTAAGTCCATCCAGTAATTCACCAATTATTGGTATCTATCAGGATTCGCTGTTAGGATCCTATCGGTTTACGCGTCCAGGTATCAAGTTTTCACCAAGAGATGCAATGAACCTATTGATGATGTTTCCAAATGTAGACGTAGATGCATTAAAAGACAAACATGAAGTAACTAATTTTGATGTATTGTCACAAATCCTTCCTCCAATGACTATGTCGTATAAAACTAAGTTGTTTGAAGAGGGGGAGGATTTTGGTACTTCAAACAATGTGTTGGAAATTAGAAAAGGTAAGTATATTCGTGGACAAATGGATAAATCTGTACTAGGAAGTACATCAAAAGGGATGTTGCATCGTATATGCAATGATTTTGGAAATATGGCATCTTCTAATTTCATTGACAATTTGCAAAATGTTATTACCGAATATATGAAGTCAAGTGCATTCAGTGTAGGCGTAAGTGATTTGATTGCAGATAAAGTAACTGCCCAAAAAATTATTCAAGCCATCGACACACAAAAGTTAGAGGTGCAAAGTATCATCAACAAGGTGCATTTGGGAACATTTGAAAACAATACAGCGGCTTCAAACAACGTTGAGTTTGAAACCCAAGTCGGTAATTTGCTCAATGAAGCAACGAATCAATCCGGTAAAAAAGCCCGCGAATCATTGAGTAAAGATAACCGGTTCTTGATGATTGTCAATTCAGGTTCTAAAGGTTCACTCATTAACATATCCCAAATGATTTCGTGTTTGGGGCAGCAGATGGTTGACGGCAAACGTATCCCCTATGGGTTTGATAGTCGTACATTGCCTCACTACAGTAAGTTCGATGATTCGCCTAAAGCACGCGGATTCATTGAAAACTCTTATATTTCCGGGTTGACTGCTCCTGAATTATTCTTTCATGCTATGGGAGGTCGTATTGGTCTTATTGATACAGCAGTAAAAACTTCCCAAACTGGATATATCCAAAGAAGACTCATCAAAGGTCTGGAAGATATTAAAATAGAGTATGATATGACAGTTCGAAATAGCAAAGGGAAAATTATTCAATTTGCATATGGTGATGATAACGTGGATTCAGTTAAAGTAGAAGACCAGGCAATTCCATTAGTGGGGATGAGTTTGGAAGATATTTATATGCATTTTGATATTGCAGGGTTGAATGAACGTGAAACTGGTTTGCTTGAAATCTATAGTAAAGGTACTATTGCACGTATGAAAAAACAACGCGAAGAATCGAAAGCAATGTGTCAAACTTACATTAACAAAATGATAGCAGATCGCGAAGCATTGGTAGAAAAAATGTTCAAAAATAGGGATGATAATAATGTACGTATTCCAGTAGCATTTCAGTATATCATTGCAAATATCCAAGGTCAACTAGGATTAAATGCGGGATCAATTGTAGATATTACTCCATTAGAAACATTTAAATTGATTGAACAACATTTTGCCAAATTGAAACGGTCTCATTATGTTCCGCCTACGGCACTATTTGAAATTATGTATTTCTTCTATTTATCTCCACGCAATTTGTTAGTGGCAAAACGGTTCAATCACAAAGCATTGGTGGTATTGTTAGAAACAATTGAATTGAAATACAAACAATCTATTGTACATCCAGGAGAAATGGTAGGTGTTATCGCCGGTCAATCTATTGGTGAACCAACTACCCAGCTTACACTGAACTCAGTAACATATGAAACTGAAATATTTGTTCGTAATGAATCAAAACAAATTACAAAAATGCAAATTGGAGAGTTCATTGGCCAACATATTTCCAAACCAAAAATGATTGATTATAATAATGAAAAGGATACTACTTATGCTGAAATGTCGGAGTTTTATGAAGTGCCTTGTGCCACTGAAAATGGCGAAACTGTATGGAGAAGAATTGAAGCAGTAACTAAACATCCAGTAATCAATGAAGACGGTACAAACACTATGTTGAAGTTTGTTACAGAAGGTTGTCGCGAAATTATTGTTACAAAGGCAAAATCATTATTACAATTAATAGATGGTAAGATTCTTCCTGCGAATGGAGATAGTTTCTCAATTGGCGATTATTTGCCAGTTTCTAGAAAATCATTGGAGTATAATGAAATAACGCAATTTGATTTGAGAAATATTCTATCTCCTTCCGAATATGTATTTGGGTCTGAATTAGAAAAGGCGAAATCAGTAATACATGAACACCATTGGTGGAATAAACATTCTGATAAAATATTTGTATTACCGCATACAAGAAGCGACTCAGTTGTAACGTTAGTAAGTGATAAAGTTAGACCTGGTAGAAAAACAAAATCATCCATTCACATTAAACCCAATTGTGTTTATATGAAACTCACTAATAAATGTGAATATACTATACCAGAAACAATTGACCTTGATTATGATTTTGGTTATTTGATTGGTGCATATTGTGCAGAAGGTTGCATGACTAAGCATCAGATTTCGATTTCGAATAATGATGACGACTATTTAAAACCCATTCAATCTTGGTGTGAAAAACATAATATTACAACAAAAGTGTATACTCAGAAAAATAAAATACAAGAAGGCTGGACGAGTCAAGATATTCGCATCTACAACACGCTTTTATGTGATATTTTATCAAAATTATGCGGAAAACTCAGTCATAATAAGTTTGTCTCTGATACTATATTATTTTCAAATGAACAGTGTATTTTAGGATTCTTGGATGCATATATTGGCGGAGATGGTTGTATTCATCAACATAAAAAAGTTGATGGATCAAAACGATCGGATTGTATTAGCATTACATCAGTATCATTGAAATTACTTGTAAGTGTACAAATCATGTTGAAAAACATTGGTATTATTGGAAAAATTAGTTTGTCTAAAAAATTAGAAAAAAATAATCGCAGTTCATTGAATATAAAGCAGCCATATTTATTAAAAATTACAAATAAACAATCGCAGAAATTGGCAAGCAAATTACAATTACCGATAGCTGAAAAACAGAAAAAACTTGCACAATTATTAGACGAAACCTTTCAATACGAATACAGTAAAGCTGAAACACTTGTTCCAAATAAGATAAATGATGAAATTGTCATGGAAGAACGTAATGGACGTTTTGTAGATTTAGAGTTTGATAGAATTGTATCTATTACCGAAGTTGAAAATACAACGAATTATGCATATGACTTGACAGTTGAAGAAACTAGAAACTTTGATTGTGCAAATGGATTATGTCTTCGGGATACTTTTCACTTGGCGGGGGTGGCTTCCAAGTCAAATGTTACACGTGGTGTACCTCGTATTGAAGAAATCTTGCGTTTGACTAAAAATCCGAAAAATCCATCACTTACTGTTCATTTAAAACCTCTTGATGAAGCAGACAAAGATAAGGCAATTCTATTTGCTAATATGTTGGAACATACAAAATTGGTAGATGTTGTGAAAAATATAAAAATATGTTTTGACCCGAAAGAGCGAACGACATTGATTGAAGAAGACCGTTTATTGATGGAGCAATTCTATGAGTTTGAAACGATGATGAAGGAATGCAATGGAGAAGATTACGCAGATGAACAAAGTCCAAAGTCAAAATGGATTATTCGTATGGAATTAGATGCCGAAATCATGCTGGATAAAAATATCACGACAGATGACGTTCATTTCGCAATAAAAAATAGTTATTATGGTAAAGATATTCAATGTGTGTATTCGGACTATAACATGGACAAATTGGTATTCCGTATTCGCATGAATAGTTCCGTATTTGCAAAAGGTCGCAATCGTATCAAGGTAAAGGGTGTTACGGAATCATTGGACCAATCAGATGAAATCTATATGTTGAAAAACTTCCAAGAAACTTTGCTCAATAATATTGTGCTGCGTGGTATTACTGGTATTATGAATGTGATTCCTCGTAAGTTGCAGAATATGGTGGTAAAAGAAGAAGGCAAATACGTTCGAAAGGATACGTGGGTATTAGATACAACTGGGTCAAATATGTTGGAAACGTTGTCACTAGACTTTATTGATAGTACACGTACCTACAGCAATGATATTAAAGAGATTTTCGATGTTTTAGGAATAGAAGCTGCCAGACAGATTATTTATAATGAGATGAGTGATGTCATGGAGTTTAGTGGAGGTGTATATATTAATTATCATCACTTGAGTCTATTGTGTGATAGGATGACTTGTACAAAAGATATGGTGAGTATTTTCCGTTCGGGTATTTTGAATGATGACATTGGACCGATTGCCAAAGGTACATTTGAAGTTCATACGGAAGTTTTCTTGGATGCAGCGAGACATGGTGAGTTTGACCATATGAGAGGCGTTTCTGCAAATGTAATGTGTGGTCAGTTTGGATACTATGGCACCAATGCGTTCAATGTGGTATTGGATTTACAAGAAATGAGTAAATTGGCCGATGCTGCAGTAGATACAACCAATGCTTCAGATGAAATTGATAAACTGCGAAATAAAAAGATGGAAGAGGTTGCTGGATGCACAAAGGAAAGCCTTACTATTAAAACAAATATTGGAAATATAAATGGAGACAGAAATGTGGTTTGCGATGATGACTATAATATGGGGTTTTAGATGAATAAAATAAGTTATATATTGTTAATAATAAAATAAAAATAGAATTATTTTTTTTTTTAGTAGGAATATTATTATAAACGTCATTCCATAAAATTGAAATACTTAGAATATGCTAAGTATTTCATATCAAATGCTATATTTATATTATTAATTGAATATCTACACCATGCCGCCTATTCCTATTCTAGTAAAACATAACCTATTTACTCCATTTGAGGAGGATGTGAACGATGAAGATGCCACTGAACAAACTACTACCAACATTGTAAAAAAGGCTCTCAAAAAATTGCGGGAAATAGATGCATTGAAACAAAAACAATTTCATACTCCAGAAGAAGTAGAAAAAATAAACACAGAATCCTATTGGCAATCTTTCTTAGAACCATTGACACCCGAACAAAAACCAAAAGAAACCGAAGAACGCAAGTTCAAACAGTATATGCGTCATCTTGAAAAAGAAAGCAAAAAAGAGAAAAAACAAAAAAGAGAAGCAGCGGCTAAAAAAGCAAAAGAAGAAGCAGAAGCCCGAGAAAGAGAAGAATATGCAAAAGAATATGAAAAAACCCAATTACTAAAGAACCCAAATTATTTACTGGAAAAACAATTAGAAACTGAGTTTCATGATGAAATCGCAGATTGCGATAGCCCATGTCGTGCTTTTCGCAAACTTTCTCTAAAATACCACCCAGACAAACATCCTACTGAAAAATCCAAATATGAAAATATTCAAAAATTATTAGGAACCATACGAGATGATTATGTAAACAATGAGCCATAGCTGGGATATAGATAAACAACTTCCAAAAAAATTGAAAGAATACTTCTATTATATATGTAACCTAATCATACACCCATTATTCCTTTATTCTATTCTAAAAAATGACATTATACACTTGTGAATTATTACGAATTATAGATGAGGTAAAACATCAGAACAGTGAATTCTCCCAAACTATGCACTCGGTAACACATAGGTACGTGTTTGTGTTTGAACTATTGTCTCTCAAACAAAACCAAAAACTGAATAAAAACGAGCATCCTATTCGGGTTCACCTTATCAACGGCAAAATAATTGTCAATGGATACGCGGTGGCATTCGCTTCCGAATGGCATTATATGGGATTCACCCTCTATAGCATACTGTTGAACGGCATAATTTATATCACATATAAATCGAATTACTGGTTTCCTTCCTATCCGCAAAAACTTGTGGACGGATCACTACGCGTTTGTTTAGCCAAAACAAAAGACACGGACATCGTCTTCCTGACTCCTCTGAATGTATTACCATGTATGGATGTAAGCGGTACGTTTGTGTACCAATACAAAATGGTGTCAATACTTGTGGAGGTTCCGCGTAACGACGAGTCTTACATAAATGATTACGTATTTCCGGAACTAGATAGGCCAGTTACATTATATCAATCTGGTAACAAGTTTAATGTATTGGTAGACAACTTAACTATGGAGGCTTATCGTATTAAAGACGTTATGACATTTTACGATATGCCGATTTACATCGAGAAAACAACAATCTAATCATCATTTGATCTCTTACCTATACCAAAGTATGTCATAGCATCCTTTCTAATTCATATAGTTGTTCTATTGTATTTACTCCTATAATTTCATATTGTCGGTGTTGCGGAATAGTATACAAATCAACGGAAACATTCTCTCCACGTTTGACAAGTTCAATAATATCTGTTAAATAATATTCTTTTTGTTTATTATTGTTTTCCAATAAAGGTAAATATTTACATAATAAATTAGACCGAATTATATAAATACCACAATTCACTTTGTTCACACGTTTTTCTTCTTCGGATGCATCTTTTTCTTCTACTATTTTTTCAAATTCCTCGCGAGACTCTTTTTTATGTTCTCCAGATGTTTCTATAATACGTCCATATCCATAAGGGTTTTTCATGATAGTTGTTACAATCTTTACATGATTGAACCCACTAAACATATCATTGATTGTATCCGATTTTAGCAATGGCACATCTCCCGATAATATCAATATATTTTTATCAGGCATTTTCAATAGTTCGTCTCTACAACATTGAATAGCATGACCGGTTCCTAAAGGTTCGGGTTGTAAAATAAATTGTATATTCACTTTATCCATATTGATGTATTGTTGTATTATTTCTTCGATAATGATTTTGTATTTACCAACCACAATAAATATTTTACATGGGTTTAAAACGATGGCTTGTTCAATGACATGTACTAACATTGGTTTATTATTTATTTTATGCAGAACCTTCGGTAAATCAGAGTTCATACGTTTACCTAAACCACCCGCCATAATAATAATTACGTTTTCCATTTGATGTAAGTAAATAAAAAAATATGCATAATTGGACAATATCCAATTATGTATATCCATCTATATCCATCTATATCCATCTATATTAGGGCCTGGAGCCGGGTAATCTATATGTATTATCTTATAAGGGTTTTGCATATCCTATCACAGCACATGCAATGCGTTTGCCAGAATGACCAGTTGTTTTACTATCCGGAAATTGGCCTAAACCACAATCATCTTCATCTGCATGAATGATTAATCCACGACCAATAATATTTGCAGTATGTCCTCTCAATTTGATTAGATGATCCACCGTCGTATAATGTGCTATACCATATTCATTTGTTTGTAAATTGCCTAAATCTCCTACATGACGTTCTTTACTACCTTGTCCACCATGTTTTTTCCTATGAGGATTAAAATGTGCACACATACTTTCGCATTTATCCGTTAAATCTCCGCATTCATGCACATGAAATCCATGTAAACTATTTTTCTTCAATCCCACTATATGAATATCTAAAATAACCAAATTGGTTACTAAATCTTCCGTAAATCGAACAAACCCTTTTATTTTTTTATCATTAAAAACGGCTATAGCTTGTATAGGGGTTTTCATTACACCTTTGGACATTTAAAACGCCGATTTTCACGGAATTAAAAAAAATCCAAAAATATAAAATCAATTATGATGGTCTTACTTTTTCCTCTTCTTTTTTGTTTATTGAAGAGGTGAAAGACGAAATGTGGAAACATAATGGGCGTTCTTGTTTTTCTATCCAACAACTTGTTAATTTCATTATGTTT